CCGTATTTATCGTGGATTTTATTCATTTCATGCTCACACCACATAGCTTGATAGTTGTAGTGAGAGTAATTAAAATCACCGTTTTTAATCCGGTCTAATAGGGGGGATTGTTTGGGTAAAGATGGTTTTGGATCATCATACATTCTCCACCATCTAAAGGCATTGTAATTTAACTTACGTAACTTTTTAAACTTTTTTTCTAACTGTTCTTGCGAGCAAGAAGGATTGTATATCATAACTTTTATTTTAATACTTAAATGTACGAAGGCTCCCTTAAGGAGCCAAACTTATTTTATAAGTAAGTACGATGAAGTTAGTATTCCTACAAACGTTCCTGCCTTCCATAAGAACGATTTGACCTTTTGTCCTTTTAATTCTTTCTGTAGATCATCTGTTAGATGTTCGTACTGACCTATTTGTAATTCTTGTTGGTGGATGATGTACTGATTGTTATCGTCTTTGGTGTTAAGTAGATCGATGATAGTATCTTTCTGTTCATCTCTCTCATCCATTTTGGTTACCTTCTCTTCTAGAAGTTTTACCTCTTGCTTACATCCATCATATCGGATTAAGTCTTGAGCAACAAGTCTTGCTGTCTTAGTTGGTATGCAAACTTTGGTTGTATCTACTTGCGAAAAACTGTTCAAGCTCAACATTAGAAAACTTACCAGCACTATTAGCTTTTTCATTTGTTTGATTTTTTACGATTGTTATTGTATTATCTATGTGGTGGATTTCTTTTGTAATTGCAACCACGTTCTCTTTTACTGAGTCGATCTTAGTATCGATTTGTTTGTTTACTACTTGGGCTGAGTCTACTTTGGTTTTGATAGCTTCTATTCTATCTTTATAACCTTTTACGTCAGTCTTAATTCCATTTGTAGTGAATAAGTTATAACAAAGTAGTAACGCTATTACAACCAGTAGTATGTTTTGTTTATTCTGTAACATCTCTTTCTCCTTTATGTTGATCTAATTTATCTAAGATTCTAATTACTAATTCATTTTTAATTATTCCTACCATCGAAGCATTTTTTAGAATAGAAATTAATTGGAATACCATAAATGGTGCCATGATTGTTTCACTTAACCAACTTGTTCCTTGAAATCCTTTTTCAATTGAAAGTATACAAGCAAGCATCAAAGTCCAGAACCCAAAAGTTTTCAATACCTTAATTGCTTTGCAAGTTTTAAATCCTTCTCTCTTTATACCTGCCCACACTCCAAAGAACCCATCTGCAAATACAATCAGTGCCACTGATAGAAATTGATCAGCATTATCTGCTGTTAGATGTAGAAAATATGTACCTATAAAGGCTAGTATTGTTGACAATGATAATGTTAGTGTTAGGCTAGTTTTCATGTTATTTTATATCTCTTATTGTGCGTTTTTCAGTTTTATTTCCTGTTGTACAGCTACCTTTACCTCCATCACTCTTACTAGTGTTTAAATCTCCGTAGGGTTGAGCTTCACCTTTGTTACGTTCTTTTTCCCAAGCACAATACTCTGCTTCAATCTCCTCAGGAGGTGATCCTACTAGATCTGGTCTTTGAAATTTTAAAAAACCGTTTATAGCCTTTTGTCTATCTTGATCGTGTTTACCTTTAATATCGTTACGATTAAGTTGAACTATCTTTTGAATTTCAGCTCTTTTCTCTTGGGGAGTAAGAGTTGTAATTCTTTGTATTGAATCGATCTTTGCTTTGTACTCTGGTTTCATTTGGGCTTGAGCTCCTAATGTACCTAACGCCATTGCCCCTGCAGCTATAGCAGTTTTTAAGTTTAACTCATCTAACTGCTGCGAGTTATGAGTTAATTGGTTTTCTGTTAGGAAGCTTCTCAAGTCAAAATTATCCATAGTCTATTTTACGTACTCGTAGTACTTTTTAGTTTTAGCATTTCGATCTTCTAAACCATGAGTACCACCATTAATTCTTTTTGTAAGAGCTAAGATAGCAGCATCGTTGATTCCTTGATCACAAATTGACCAAAGTTTATTTTTATCAAAGAAGAACATAGCTGACTCAAATGAATAAGTAGTTGCAACTAAGTCTGGATTTGTTAAGATTTCTGGTTTGTTTAGGTAAGTTGCAAAGGCTTTGTAGTTATCCTTTCCAGTTAATTGAAGAGCTCCTCTTCCTCTGAATTTATATCCATCTCCTGAAGCTTCGTCTCCATTACCCATTCTTGAGGCATAAACTCTATTTGCAATCTTTTGAGGGTTTTTAGCATAGGACTCTTCTAGTGTACCTGGAAAGTACTTTCCAAAGATCTTTTGAAGACCATCTGCTGAGTAGTTTAAATTTTCTGCGAAGGCTTTGAATCCTCCTGTTTCATGTGCTGTTTGAGCAAAGAAGTGTGCTGCTCTAACTGGAGTTAGTTTGTAAAACTCCATTGCTTTTTTCATTGTACCTGGACCAAAAGCACCATCTGCTGTTACTCCAATTTTTTCTTGTAAACTTTTTAAACTCATAATTTAATTTATTTATAATAAATATTTGATTAAAAATCCTTATTTAATCCAATGCAAAATGCTGATGTGGTTGTACCAAATGCACTTTGATTGTTGTAAGTAACTATAAGGGATAACCTATCTTTTATATCAAATGCGTAATTAACATCATACTCCATTGTAATATCTTTCTTAAAGTAGAACCATCCAATGCCTGCTGATATTGAGAATCCACTATCTGTAACGATAGGGACAGTTGCAATAAGTTCTGAGAATAGGTACTTGCTGTCTAGAGAATAGTACCCAGTTGTGATTCCTAAGGCAGTTGTGTTGATATATTTACCTACTTCTAAATTAACTCCCATTAGATTATTAAAATCATTAGCAGGTGAATCAAACGCTACGTTTGGTGCTAGACACACATAGTATCTTGGTTGTGAATATCCTAGTGCAGATACAAGGAGTAACAGTATGACAATAAGTTTTTTCATTATTTACGAGGTGTTGTTTTTCTAACTGCAGGTTTTCTTGCTACAGGTTTCTTAGCAGGAGCCTTTCTGGTTGTTCTTCTAACTGGTTGTGGTTCTTTTTTAAATTGAGAATAGATTAGTGATCCTCCAAGTACAAATGCCATTGCAAGTACTCCTACCATAAAGTTTGAGAACTTAGTGAGGAGTGCAATCATCTTAACTGTTTCCTCTTTACCAACTGCAGTTTGTAGTTCAAGTAAAGCATTTGTGTCATCAAGTACTGGGGTTATCTTTTCATTTAGTATCCCAGTTTTTAGAATACTGTCAACATATGGACGATCAGTAACTGCTTTTTCTAATAGAAGATCAACTAATTCATCCACCTTATCCATTGCTTTTTGAGCATGCTCTACTAATTTAGCTTCGTCAGGTGTTAAGTAAGTGGCTTTGTATGCAACCCAACCTTCTTCAGTTTCTTCTTTTACTTTTTGTATTTCAGATCTATTAGCTAGTAGTTGCTCATAATTAACAATGCTACTTGAAAAATTATCCTGAATTGTGGTTCCATAATAATCAAATCTATGAGAAATAAGTGGAACTGGTTTAAGTCTATCCTCCAGGATAGTTGTTGCTGATGCTCTGATTTGTTTTTCAACATATACTCCGAATGACGCTACTATAACCACAATCCCTGTGAGTAAGTACATGAATGTATTGTTCTTCATAAAATTTATTTTTTAGTAACTCTTGGCTTCCTAACTGGTGCTTTTCTTTTTGTAGCAGGAACCTTACCTGATTTAACACTACTGATAAAACCCGAGGGATCATCAGAAAATTTTGTACTCAATTTTATAACCCCTCCTAGTATTTCAGGGGAGTTCAATCCTGCCAATCCATAGATTAATGCTTTATAGATAGGTTGTATAGCAAATTGCTCCAACATAAACCAAGCAATCATAGAGGTCAGCATAGCTGCCAATATGTTACTCAAGGCCTGTGCCAGAGTCTTTTCTTCTGGGTCTTTTGATGTTACTAATCGTGCAATCATTCCTGCAGCACCAATTAACAAGACAACCCAGCCCCCATTTAAAAACAGAGGTATAAATTTGTCTAAACCATCCATAATACTATATTATAATATTATTCTTCAGATGATTCAGAACTTTTCTTTTGTGGGGCAAATTTTTCTAATCCAGCTATTCCAAATGATCCTAGGGTTGTGTATAGGAATGCATTGAAGATGTATTCATTTAATACTAATTCCTTACCCATATAGCCAGTTACTAAATCAACTGCCATTGCAATTACCATCATTAGGAATGCTATGAATCCAATGATAGTTTTTTCATTGTAGTCATTAGTGTCTTTAAAAATGTCTTTAAACGCCATAATATATTTTATTAAGTTAGTTAACTTAAAACTTATTA